TATAACCTTAACACCAGTAAGGATTTAGCAGACATCACGAAACCGAAAGAACGCTTAAAACATACTCGTAAAGCGAAAGAACTAGCCGATGTCCATCGAACCATTTTCCCAGTGGAGCAGGCTAAGTCTAACAATATCTTAAACTTAGCTGTGCTCGTGGGTGACAAGCCTCCGATCCGAGCGCGTGTCATAGAGTCAACTGAGTGTCAACCGGATGAGGCTGTGCTAGGTGGAGCAGTGGATTTAGAATCCACTGAGTAATTGTCTCAGGCCGAAAGAATTACTTTCCATCCTAGGAGGGTGTGCCACCCCACCCCCCTAGGCTCTCTTTTGAGAAGTTTTCGCGCGCGGCGGACACCGACGCAGATTTTTCATTAAAAGTCCCCAGTTTGACAGCGTTACGCCGTAACGTAACGTAACGCTATGACACCAAAAGATCGGCAAAAACGTTACAGGGACAGGCAAAAAGCGTTACGCCAGGGGGCAATTCCGGATGAAAACGTTACGGCCGTTACGTCCGGCATAACGCCGACCGATCAGATGTTTGAGGCTGACAGGCCTGGCTACTACATTTTTGAGAAAACAGTTTTTGAGAAGCAGTGCTGGGAATGCAGTAAAGCTTTTTCTACTACCATGCTCCTCAACCGCTTCTGCTCCCCCCACTGTAAGCAACTCTTCCTTGATAAGAGCTTTTCGCTTGCTCGCGCGGCGAGCCACACTGCGGCTTGACATGGGAGCGCGTTCTGCGTCATCATCTAACGGTGTGATGGAAGAAGAACCGCAGCTGGTCGAGCGTTACGGCTGGCTGTTTCATCCCTCAGCCACCGAAATGGAAGTCGAGCTCTCCATGTTCAGGGAGGGCGGGGAACTGGGCCGCTACGGGCATCTGCGTAACGCCATCGACCGGATCTGGAACGATCCTTTCCCTCGAACCTACATCTGGAACGACTGGACCGAATGGATGATGGAACGCCTCTGCGACACCGACTGGCTCACCATGACCGGTCCAGCCGCCTCCTGGAAAACCACAACGGTCGCCATGTATGTGCTGGCGCGCTGGTATGCCAACCCGAAGGAAACTGTGGTTGTCGTTACCTCTACCACCCTTGACGGGCTCCGCAGGCGCATCTGGAAAGAGATCCAGAAGTTTTATAAACTCCGGCCCGCGTTCGGAAATCCGGTCCAGAGTCGCAACTGCATCCAGTTTGAGAAGGGAAGCGACGAGGCGGGCATCTTCGGGCTGGCCACCGACAAGGGCGAAATTGATAAGGCGGTCGGCAAAATTATCGGGTTCCACGCTCCCTACGTCATCGTCGCTGTCGACGAAATGCCCTTCACTCCGGAAGCCATCGTGGAAGCTACCGTCAACTTAAGTAAAGGCGTCAACCACTTCCAGTTTATCGGGCTGGGCAACGCCGCGGACCAGTTGGACCCCCACGGAAGAATGAGCGAGCCCAAACACGGATGGGATTCAATAAGCGTTGAGAGCGACGAGTGGGACACCAAACGTGGCAAGTGCATCCACCTGAACGGCCTTAAAAGCCCCAACGTGAGAGAAGGACGCAAGCTCTACCCAGGTCTCTTTAACCAGAACGATCTGGATACAACTGCCGAGTTCTACGGGATGGATTCCCCGCAATACTGGCAGATGTGCCTTGGGTTCTGGCCGCCAGAGGGAGTCCAGAAAACCGTCCTCACGATGCCGATGATCGTCAAGGGACGCGCGAAGGAATCACCAAACTATGACGTCGCCTACACCCTCGGTGCATCGCTTGATCCAGCATTTGAAGGCGGTGACCGCTGCGTGCTCCGGTTTTTCAAGTGCGGCCGTGAAGAAGGGCTGGAGACCCTCGGCCTCTCGGAGATCATTTTCATAAAAACAAAATCTTCGCCGGACGACCCCACTCACTATCAGATCGTCCGCCAGTGCAGAGAGGAATGCGTGAAGCGCGGCGTTGAACCCTATTTCTTTGCGCTTGACTCTACGGGCGAGGGCGGTGGCCTTCACTCGATATTCCAGCGCGAATGGAGTCCAGAGATCCTTGGCGTTGAATTCGGCGGGCGTCCCAGTAAGAATCCGGTTTCGCAGACTAATCCCAAACGCTGCGACCAGGAATACGACCGCCGTGTCACTGAGCTGTGGTTTTCGTTTCGGCTTCTTGTTCAATCTAACCAAGTTAGAGGACTTGATGAGGAAACGGCAACCGAATTCTGCAGGCGCTGGTATGACATGAAGGGTCCCTATATTTCAATCGAGACCAAAGCGAAGATGAAGGAGCGCACCAGAAAAAGCCCCGACCTTGCCGACAACGCTGTGATCGGCGCGGAACTTTTTCGCACGCGCGGGCTCCTGCGCTACAAAAAAGTTGCCTTGGACGAAACCCACTCCAGCCAGTGGGCGAAGTTCCAGAAGAAACGCAATATCGAAAGCGTCTATGAACCGCTTGTGCCTTACTAAAAAACCTTTCGGCCCCTGCCCGCCCGATGGATACAGGTATGTTTTTCCTGAAGATGGCTACGTGGTCCACGCCTGGACCTATACCGACTGGGTGAACGAGGCGGGGCTGCACCTGCGCGCCAACGGAAAAGAAATTCCTTTTGACCTGGGCGAACAAATGGAGGAGCAGATGTGCCAGACCCTTCCCCCAGGCTGGTGTTCTTACGATGATCCAAACAGGGCAAGGCCCAATGTTTCACTTTCCTGGGGAGACTTCATTCCGGCACTCTCGACGTTCAAGCGATGGCTTGACAGCGGGAAAGAGACCGTGAGCCAGGAGGAGGCCGACAGGCGTGCTCTGATATGCAGCCGATGTTATTTGAACGTTAATATCACTGGCTGTTCTGGCTGCCAGCGCCTCATAGCAGATGTTGTCGTAGCTAAGAAAAGCAAGTTCGATGAATCCATCCGAGGCTGTGCTGTATGTAAATGTGTGCTGCGCGCAAAAGTCCATTTCCCGATAAAAACACTTGACAGCGAAAATGAAAAGTTGCAATCCATGTATCCAAACCACTGCTGGCTAAAAAAGGATGGACCCAACTATCGAGGAGGAGATTCCAATTAGTGCTGATGAGCAGAAAGCCTTAAACATTCGGGATTTGTCAGATCCATATTTTATTCACGAAATGTTTTTGAACATGCAGGTGTCCCTCTGTTGCTTTGAAATAGCCACGCTGAAATTCCCCTAATGCCTAACGTAACTGTGATGTACAAGGTGGCGATCGGATACAACGCCGATTTTGGCTACGCCGCCTGGATCAGCGACTGCGTGGACAAACGCGAAAAGACCGTCAAGGGAAATTCAATCCGCCAAGTCTTACGGAACATCCACGAGGCGATCGCGGAGGACGAGCAGAAGAAGCGGCGGTTCCCGTTAGAGCGTGAGAGCGCGTCCCATCGCAGCATCATCACCCAAGCAGCCCCAGACCCGTTTTTCGATGGAGCATGAGCATCGACATCATCAACGGTTCTCTCAACCTTAAGCATTCTGGGCAGATCCAGATTGTTTCCCCCAATGACAACACTATTCTTCAGCTTTTGCAGGAAATTCGGGCCTGCGCGTGTGGGAAAAGGTTCTCATACAAGGTAGGCCCAGTAACCAACAAACCCAAAAAAACCATGCTTGAAATAAGTATAACCAACGAACAACAGGTTTTAGTGACGCTCAACCCAGTCACCGCGGCGGGGCATCCCGCTCCGGTGGATGGAATCCCCGCGTGGACAGTGCAGAGCGGGAATTCAACGGTTGTGCCAGCGGCCGATGGTTTATCGGCGCAGCTGGTGAGCGAGGACAATCCTGGTGACACCGTGTTCATGGTCAGCGCAGACGTTGATCCTGGCCCTGGTGTAACTACCATCAGCGATCTTATCACGCTCCATGTCAGCCACGCCCTGGCCGCAAGCCTCGGCTTGTCTGAAGGTGCTGTGACTCCGAAGCCTTAACTCATCCCAACTGGCAGGCTTGGGTCAACCGTCTGCCAAAATTTATGAGAGTTTTAACCGAAGGTCACAAGTATTCGCTGGCAAATTTTGAGAACGGCATCGAAGCGCAGACTATTCAGTTCATCGAGAAACAGCCATCAATTAACTCGACATTTAAGCTGGAAACCGTCCATGATGGCACGACCAATGAGGAAGTGCTGGCGATGCTGATTGATCGCC